TTTCTCCCTGTCTTTCTTGTTGAGCCATTTGATTCATGATTTTTTTAAACTTATCAAACTGTGCTTGAGTTTCGATATCTTTATAGGAGTCTACTCCCACAGCCTCTTCTGCTGCATCAATAATTTTTTGTGATACTGATAGTCCTCCACCGAAAGTTAGTTTCTTGTCAATGAAAAGACCTACCTTTTCTTTCAAGCTAGTTTTTTTATCTTTATCGTCAGCCACTAGAATACTCCCTTAAAACCTTTTCCTGTGACGGCAGCTCCTGTGCCCCGAACCATACCACCGCTTGCTTTCTTTATAGGCTTCTTGCTCATCATTTTCTTTGCCATCTTGTTTTCTTTTGCAGTAGCTGGGCGTAACCCTATCTCCAAAACCATACCACCATTTTTCTTTTTGATAACACCTCTGCCCATTAAAACATCTTTCATCGTAACTTTGCCATCACCACTTAGATCTGGAAATTTTTTAGCCTCGCCGCCGTTTTTCATGAAGCCCATTTTATTTCTGACTCCTTTTGGTAGCTTTGCTAGACCTGGATTTTTCTTTTTATCAACTGGTTTTAACATTAGTGTATCGTCCTATTTGTTTGAGGTATTACCTCGTATTTATAATTTGCCAATAACTTTAACAAATCTTGTGTCTCTTTCAAACCTAATTCTTTGTTCATCGCCCACTGTCCAGCAGCTAAAAAAGAACTAGCAATAGCTAGTGGATCTACGCCTTGTGACATATACAAAGTATGTAATGCTTTAAATTCATTAGTTAAAGATCCCACTACTTCTTTATCTACCGTCTCCCAAGGGCTAACTTTTTGTTTTTCTTTTTTTGACATTTTTTTTACCTGCCTTTTGTAGAGCAATCGCAATTGCTTGTTTCTGAGGCTTACCTTCTTTCCTCAGTTTAGATATATTAGCACTTATTGTACGATTACTACTACCTTTTTTTAGAGGCATTTATTCTCTCTCTTTGAACGGCGGTTCTTTGATCTTGAATTCTTTGTTGTTGTGCAAGTTTTGCAGCATCCGATCTTTTCTTATAACTTAATTTTTCTTCTTCTAGTGTTCTTCTTGATAAATCATCTGCTGCGTCTATGTTAATTTTTTGTTGTTCTTGATCTAGTTCCTGTTGCTTCAATGCAATTAGAGGATCTTGTTGTTGACCAAAAGGTATAGCCTCTTGTTCTTCAGCGACCATTTCATTCATCATCGCCGCTACTTTAACAGCAACTAATTTTTCAAGTTGTTGTTGGAACTGGGCTTGTAGTTCTGGTGGCACATCTCCACCAAATTTTTGTATCTCTGCTTGTAGTGCAGGACCACTTTCCATCATCACTTCTTGTCTTGCTAAAGCAGAAGTATGTTCAACAACGTGTGCTTGAAGAATGGTTGCCACTTGAGGATTGTTTCTAACTAAATACGAACTCATAAAAGCTCTGTGTGCTTCGATGTGAGCGATATGATCTTGATCAGGGAACACAGTCAACTGTCCCATCATGAGTGATTGTGAATTTTCTACACCGGGATCGACAGGTTGTGGCCCCATCGGTGGTGGTAATAAAGTTTCAATGTCTTGCACACCTAGTGCCATATACATTCTTCTGTATGCTTCGTAAAGATTGTGAACATCAGGTGCCGCTTGTGCTAATTGTAATTGTGTTTGTGCCAACATAATTCGTTGACTCATAGAGAATATGTTTGGATCGGATACAGGTAAGACATCAACTCTGTCGTCGAAGTCTTGTTGCTTAATCATTCTATTTCCACCTGCTACATTGTATGGATATTCTGGTGGTAAACTTGTTGCGAATAATTTAGCTAGTAATTGGAACTCTTCTTTTTGTGCGTAGTGACATCTTTTGTGAATAGCCGACATTACCTTGGAGCCCTGCTCGAGTAACGCCATGGTGGTACCGACAGGATTAGCTTGGGACCCATCGCCCACTTTCATATCTGCTATGGCAGCGAATCGTCGACCAGCGTCCACGACAAAACCTAATAATTGAAATAAGGTTCCGTCAGGTCCTTTGTAAGGAAGAGGCATTAATGCATTTCTTAAATCTCCACCCGGTGCATCCACATCTCTGAACTCACCCGGCATTAAAGGTTCTTCATCATCTCTGACTCTGAGTCCTCTAGACTTAAAACCAGCAGGTAAGTTGGCTAATGTACCTGCATCTAACAATGCTCGAAGCGCTGCTGTGGCTGTACGAGTTAAGCCACCGAGCATGTGTACTAAACCAAAACCATAAAAGCCGAGTCCAGGTAAGAACTTGTAATGAACAAAATATTTTTGTCTCATAAACATCGGATCGTTTTCTAAATAGTTTCGATAGATAGATAAAATTTTTCCTGTGCCTTGTTCTAAGGTCACGACGTAAGGTAGTTTTAGTCCTGTGGGCTCACCATCTGCACCTAAGTTTTCATAGCCTTCTAAATCTAGATCAACGTGCATTTCTAATAATTCATATTGACCTGAGTATTCAGATTTTTGTACGCCTTCTAACTCGTCGTACTTTTCTTGGATGTCAGAATACGAAGAATATAATTCGTCGTTGTCGTCAATTTCTATATCTCTATAGAAACCAGAAATCATTTGTCTTTTCAAATCATTCGGAGAAATTTTTATGACGTGAGTGATTCTTTCTGCATCTTCTAATTCTGATGCGCCGTAGTTCACAACGAGATCTTCACTCGGAATAAATTTTGCACACGGTCTTCCCATGTTGCCATCGTAATAAACTTTTTTAAATGCAGATCCTGCGAGTGGTAAGTGAAATAACATTTGATCCATTTCAGGATCGTATTCTTTCATCTGATAAGTTATCTCATAGTTCATAAATTCTTTGACTCGCTCGGCTTGTTGTTCTACCTCGGGTGTTGCGGCACCGACGATAGATGTTTTGACTGGACCGCCCGCAGGGAGAAGCTCTTTATAAGCTCCTGCTTGAAACTGCGTGACGGCCTCTGCGAGTAGTGGATGAGAAACTGATGCTGCTCCTCTAAAAGGGTCGGAGCGTTCTATGTATTTAAAACCTAAAAGGTCTAATCCTCTAATATAACTTTGTTCCCAATCTTTTCGTGATGTGTGATCAACCGAGAACTGTGATCGTAATTCATTTGATAACTTTGCGAGAGTCTCTTCTTCTATGGCTGTTGCTAAATTGTCAGCGAATCCTGTTCCGGTGTCCGTGGGCGACGGACCAATGCTCACGGTCTCTTCGCCTTCAACCTCTACTTCCATCGGAGTATCTTCGGTTACTGTTTCTTCAACAATTTCTTCTTCGACACCTTGCGGTGCTTCGTTTAACGTTTTATCAATTTCAGCCATGATTTTTAAAATATATCTTTTTTGGTATCATACAAGGGTTTATCAATGAACCCTCCATTCGCTTGTAAGGTAGGTTTAGTAGCTGCTTTCTCAACTGTTGCTGCCGCTTTTTCGGCGCTAACAGCATCTTTCTTAGCTCTTGTAAGTTGAAGTTCAATATCTTGAACTTTATCTAAAAATTTTTTTGAACTTACCTTTTCTCCCTTGATTGATAAATCAAGTGCATCATCAGACTTAGATGCTATTTCTTTTTTAAACTGAATAATTTTTTTATGTGCTTCGCTTAATAAAGTAGACAAAGGTTTAGTGGATTTTGAAGCAGCTTTTGGTAAAAACCCCATCGCAATTAATCTAGCTATTAAACCCATAAATCTTTATACCTTATTTTATTTATATCCCAAATATAGAATATTGTCTTGGTTCCACGATTTTAAAATTCCAGTGGTTTATTCCTTTTTTAGTTCTCTGTGTTATTTTGTTCTCTAAAAATAAAAACTCAAACCCTAATGCTTTCCAAAACTTATTTGATTCCAAATTTTCTCTACAACGAAGATGAATATTTTCATAGCCTCTTTTCTGTGCTTCAAACTCTATCCTTTTAAAAAGTTCTTTTCCGTGTTCTAATCTTCTCAACTCTGCTTCAACACAGTGTTGATATATCTTTAAAGTTTTTCCTTTACCAGATCCTATTACGCAATAACCACTAGGCAATCCTCCTTCGTACTCTAAGAAAACTTGATCGTTGTTCACATATTTTTCTAAACTAGGTTTAGGAATAAAACCTAAATAAGCAGAATTTCTTTGATGTAAATCAACTATAAAATCTAATTTTGCTCTGTTATTCATTTATGCACCATAAAAAGCAATCTTGCGTCTTGGTATCTCCTCTACCTCTTCATCATACTCGTGC